GTCGACGGCAAAGCGGCGCGTCTCGAGGAGCTGAATGTCGGCGGGACTCATGCCGATGGGGTCAAACTTGAAGTTGGCTTCGAGGATGTAGAGTTCTTTTTGCCCGCCGCTGGCGATTTCGCCGAAGCTGTCGCGGAGCGCGGCGCGCTGCTCTTTCGATAGCACCTTGTCGGTCATCAGCACGCCGGGGCGGCGGGCTTGTTTGCGATAGGTGGCGGCGGTGTGGTTTTGCGCGGCGATGGCGAGGCCGACCGAGGCGCGCATGTAGTCGAGCGGACTCATGCCGACGATGCCGTTGCCCATGCCTTTGATGTGCAGGATCTGCTCTTCGGTGTAGATGAGCACGTCGCTGTCGAGCGTGTAGCCATAGACCAGGCTGCCGTCGGGCTGGGCGCGCACTTCGACTTGATCGGCGGCCATCGGCCAGAGCGCGTAGGCGTTGCCGCTGGCGTCGCGCTCGATGCGGGCGTAGGCGTTGCCACGCAGCACCAGGTTGAGCAGCATGTATTCCCAAAACTCCTGCGCGGTCTGGCGGCGATTCGGGCTGTCGTGCATCACCTGGTAGAGCGACTCTGACCGCGCCAGCGTGCGGCGACCTTGATTGTCGGTGACATAGACAAACAGCGGCAGGCTGGCGATGGTTTCGACGAGGATCTTGACGCAGGCCCAGACGGTGGATACCTGCAAGGCGGAATCCGGCCCGACGATGATGGATTCTTCATAGGCCGATCCGATCGGCAGCGCGGCTTGCACGCCGGAGCGCTGCGCCGTGGCATTGCCGCGAAACCAGCCGAACATGGTGGAGAAAAGGCTCATATCAAATGGCTACCGGGTCAAATATGAAGTCGCTGATGTCGTCTTGCTGTTTTCCTGCCATGGCCCGACCGGCGGCCATCACTGCAGCCACTACGCCGTCCACGCGGCCGGTGGCTTTTTCCTTGGCGATCTTGCGGTTGCCCGCCGGGTCGCTTGAGATCACTGCGTTGGCGGCGCACCAGGTCATGACCGGGTTGCCGCCGTGTTTCAGTTGCCCGCCGAGCAGCAGGCGCTCGAATTCATCGACGGCGGGCGCCATATCCTTGAAGCCTTGCCCGAAGGGCACCAGCGGCAGGCTGATGCCTTCCTGATCGAGCATCGATTTGAAATCCTCGATGCGCCAGCGGTCGTAGCCGACTTCCTGCAGGTCATAGAGGCTGGCAATGTCGGCCAGCCGCTTGATGACGGCGAGCTTGTTGATGGCCCGCCCCGCCAGGGCTTCCAGATGCCCCGCGTCGCGCCAGGCGAGGTAGGGCACGCGATCTTTGTCGGCCTTGTCCATCAGCCCGTCACCCGGCAGCCAGAAGTGCGGCACCAGGCGCCAGTGCGGATCATCGTCGTCGGGCGCGAAGATCAGCACCAGTGCAGTCAGATCCTGCGTGCTCGACAGATCCAGCCCGGCCCAGCATTTGCGGCCGATGAGCATGGCGCTGTCGAATTCCTTGTCTTCAGCGCCGAACCACAGGTCGCTGCCGATCCACGGCGCGGAGGCTTCGACCCACTGGCAGAAGTTGAGCCGGCGCACGATGCTTTCCTTGCCGGGCATGCCCCGCGCCTGGGTGACTTGTTCGCGCAAGTATTTGATGCCGGGCAGGCCGTATTGCAGGCTGGGGTTGGCTTTGCCCCAGCATTTTTCATCCTTGAATGGATCGTCATCAATATCCAGCGCGCAGACGTAGCTGAAGAAGCTGTCGTCCTCGATCTGGCCCGCCGCGACTTTTGCGCCGTAGTCGTGGTATTCCCAGCACACCGATTGCTTGTTGGTGCCGCTGTTGGTAATCATGAACATCAATGCCTGCCGGCGGCTTTTGGTGCCGGCGCGCAACATTTCGACGACGATGCCGGTGCGGTGCTCATGCACTTCGTCGAGCAGCGCGATGTGCGGGCGCGGGCCGCTCTGGCCATCGTCTGCACTGATCGGCCGGAAGAAGCTGCCGGTCTGGTGATAGGCGAGGTTCCAGACGTTTTCACCCACCCCCGATTTGACAAGGCGGCCGGCCAGCTCGGGCGACAGGTCGCGCATGGCGACGGCATCGCGGAAGAGCACCATGGCCTGGTCTTTCTTGGTGGCGGCGGCATAGACTTCGGCGCGCGGCTCGCCATCGGCCATCAGCCCGTATAGGCCGATGCCGGCGGCGATGGGTGACTTGCCTGACCCCTTCGCCGTCTCGACATAGGCGACACGGAATCTGCGGTAGCCGTCCGATCCTTTCCACCCGAACAGGCTGCCGACGATGAAGCATTGCCAGAGCAGCAGCGCGTAAGCCTGCCCTTCGTATTCGCCGCCGTTGAGGCGCAGCACATCGAGGAAGAATCCGATGGCGCGCTGCGCGGCAGCAGTATCAAAAAAAAGACCCCTCGCGGGGCCGTCTTGCAGATCCTTCAGGTGTCTCCGACAGGCATCGCGCACATGCGGGCCGGCAACGATCTTGCCTTGCTCGACTTGCCGCGCGTAGCGGGTGACGGGATCACGCGAAGTAGCTGTTGGATGCTTTCTCATTGCCGGCGAACAAGTCGCCCTGCGGTTGTATTGCGATGCGCGTGCGCGCGGCCGGCGACATGCCGAACTGCTGGAAGACGGCCATGGCTTGCTTGAAGGCCATGGACTTGATTATCAGCGCCGGGTTGAGCGTGGGGAATCCGGCATCGTTCTGGCCTTTGACGAGCAGGCGTTTGTCGGCGAGCTTGCTGGCCTGACGGTATTCGTCAATCGAGCAGCAGCCCATGGCCAGCATCGGCACATCGACGGTCGATAACATGCGCGCCAGGCGCAGGTGCGGCACGATTTCATCCCACACCTTGCGGGCGCCGTCGGGCATCCACTCGGGTGCGGACAGGTCGTTGAGGTAGGCGGGATCAGGCTCCTGCTTGTTGGTCGCACGCTTCCCCTTGTTGCCTTCGATGAGCTTTAGCGCGGAAGGCTTGGGAGGACGGCCGGCCATGTCAGTGCGCCGTCTCGCCGGCGCCGACTTTTTCAGGGAACGGCAGGCCGGTAACGGCATGCACCGCACGCTTGCCGGTGAATTGCTGCCAGCGGCGGACGGCGACATCGACATACTGCGGCGAGAGTTCCATGGCGTAGCAGCGGCGGGCGGTTTGCTCTGCAGCGATGATCTGAGATCCGCTGCCACTAAACGGCTCGTATATCACCTCGCCAATCTTTGTGTGGTTTTCAATCGGCGGCTTCCATAGATCGACAGGCTTCGCGGTCGGGTGGTCTTTGCTGGTTTCGCGCCCAACCGCCCACAGCGTTGTCTGATTGCGCGGCCCGTAAAATGGCGGCCGGTTGCCACGCCGCCAGCCGTAGAAGCATAGTTCGTGCTGCCAGTGATAGTCGCCACGGCCAAACACCAGCGACGGCTTTTGCCAGATGATCTGTCTGTGAATCAAAATATCAGCAGCAGCAGCAGCAGCAGCAAAGAACGTGCCTTGCGTGAGCATCGGGTGCCACAAATAAAATGCGGCGTGCGGGTCAATGCACGGCAAAGCCGCACATATCGTAGCCTCAAGAAACGCCTGAAGTTTCACGTCATCAATGTCGTCATTCTCGATATCAGCATGCGCAACAGGCTGCCCTTTCGATTTCGCGTTTTCAACGTACGCAATACCATAGGGCGGGTCTGTTTGCATGAGCATTGCCGTCTCGCCATTCATCAACAACCCAACCTGCGCAGATAGCGTCGAATCTCCGCACATGATGCGATGGTCGCCCAGCACCCACACATCGCCCGGCTGCGTCACCGCTTCATCCTGCACGGCAGGCACTTCGTCTGGATCGGTATTGCCGGTCGATTCGACGTAGGTCAGGTCGGCGATCTCGTCATCAGAAAAACCCGTCAGGCCAAGCTCGAAACCGGCATCGCGCAGATCCTTCAGCTCGAGCGCCAGCAGCTCCTCGTCCCATGTGCCCATCTCGGACAGCTTGTTGTCGGCCAGCACATAGGCCCGCGCCTGCTCGTCGGTCAAGTGACCCAGGCGAATGCACGGCACTTCAGCCATGCCCATCTTCTGCGCTGCCATCACACGGCCATGGCCGGCAATGATCTGGCCATCGTCGCGGATCAGCACCGGGCTGGTAAAGCCAAACGCCCGAATGCTCTCGACAACGGAAGCAACCTGCGCCGCGCTATGCACGCGACTATTGCGCGCATAAGGCACCAGGTCACCGATGGGTAGTTGCTCTATCTGCATATTCCTTGTTTTCACCAATCCCACCCGGCACCCCCTCCCCCTATCCATTTCGCGGTTATGCGAAGAAAGGTAGCCGACCGCCTCTTCT